AAAACCATTTTTGATATACCTTATTATGAGCTTCAAAGCTATAAGAAGGTTATAGGTTTTACCGATCGCGTTAGAAGGGAATATTATTATGAGAAAGATAAACTGAACCCCAACGTCTCTGTACGACACTCTCGAAAGGTGAAGTATAAGAAGAAGGTGTTTGGTTATGGGATTAGGTGGCGGAGAAAGAAATTAGTTGGTCAGCAACCAACTGATTTGCTCCTTAAACCTAATCCTTTGACCTATGTATTACTAGAGAAATACTGTAATACAAAGGAGGTTTCCCTTCGGCAGAAATTGACCGATGGGGCTGGTGGTGTTTTCTACGATAATGCCATCCAATTTGTCGGATTCCCTTCAGAATGTGCAGCTAGGTCTTCATCTGGTTTTGTTCAGTATTCCTTTAATGGAATTCCTGATGAACCGGATTGGTTACCTTTCCCACTTGCTGTTGGTCTTCCTCCAAATTTGGCTGACGACTGCTTGGCTAAACTTTATTCCAAAGTTTCAGACGAGTTTCCAGATTACATCACCGACGTGATCCAAGTAAAATCCTCTTGGAAAACGATCACCAAAATAGTAAAAACTGCTATTGAGGTGGTATACGCGATGAAAAGGCTAGACTTAAAACGTCTGAAAGGTACTCTTCCGGGAATTACTCCGAAAGAAATATCTTCCTTATGGCTTGAGTTTATCTATGGAGTCACCCCTGTTCTTGATGATTTAGATAAATCAATTGATTTATTTACTCGTCAAGCGCGGAGGTGGAGAACCTATTCGACTTCTAAACGAGAAATTGTTTCGTCGAAATCTTCTGGTTCTCTTGGCTTCTCTACTCGTCCTATTTATACCTATAATGAAACCGTAAAAACCGTCTATACTATCCGTTACGGATGTATTATGACTGGTGATATGTCTTTCATTAGAAAAGTTAGACAGGATAATAGTATGATCAGCGCGTTTTCAACAGCCTGGGAAATAATTCCATACAGTTTTTGTATTGATTGGATTTATAACTTAGGTGATTACCTTAAAGCTAGCGATGCTCTTGATGACTATCTCTTGTACCAGT